GGTGGCGTACGCGGGGTGCGCGCGCAGCCACGCGGCCTTGAACTGCCGGAATGTCTTCATCGTCGGCAGGCTCAGCCCGTGCTCGATCGCGATCGCGCGCACCTCGACGGCCCACCGGGCGATCTCGTCCTGGTACGCCTCGAGGATGTCGACGTCGCGAGTGCGGCGGAACAGGATCTCGCGCTCGTTCTCGTTGACCTGGTCGATCAGCGCGCCGCGAGTCCACCAGCGCACCAGCGGGTCGAGCAGGCGCGACAGCCGGCGGTTGATGGCCGGTATGCGGGTGAGTACCAGGATGATGAATGCGGTGGCGCCCGCGATGGTGGGCCCGCTGATCAGGTCGGCGAGCCAGCTCATGACACCGATGGGTCGTCGGGACTCCGCGTGACCACGTACAGGATGCGCTCACGGAAGATGTCGACGAACACCCAGAAGCCGTGCAGAATGCACAGCAGCGCGTAGGCCGGCGCGACCTGCCAGCCCCACGCCTGACCCGCGTTGATGACGCCGGCGATGATGCCGTACGTCAGTCCGGCGTAGGCCGCGGCGCTGGCCATGTGACACGCGATCGCCGTCGGCCACCAACTGCGGCGGTTCGCGACGAACCCGACGATGGCCGGGATGATCAGCCACAGCGCCCACACCTGGAATGGCAGCGCGGCCTCGACGGCGTTGAGCACCTTGGTCACACCGTGCGGGCGCAGCAGGTACTCGATGCCCTGCGCCGCGGAGACGACGAACCACACGTCACCGAGTGGGACTCGTGACGTAGCGAGATTGCGCACTCTGGTCCTCCAGTGGATGGGGATTGCCAGGTGCAAGGTGACCCTGTTCATCCCGGTATTGATCACGCGGCTGTGGTCTCAACCGTTGAGGTAGGTCAGGGCTTCGCTGGCTCGACCGCCTTGGTCAGCGACGCGGTGCCGCGGTACCCGCGCCGGTAGCTGAGCAGTGAGGTGATCAGCGACGCGACGGCCATGCCGCCAGCGACATTGAGCCCGTCGAGCCACTGGATCGTGGTCAGGGCGATCTGGCCGCCTTCGGCCGCGGTGAAGATCGCCGATCCGACGACGAAGCCTTGCAGCGCGGACTTGCCGGCACGCTCAGCGGTGTCCTGGATGAACGGGTTGTTGTGTAGGAAGTTGTCCACTGGGGTGCTCCTTTTTCTCAGATTGCGCGTAGGAAGTCGACCGCCGGGAAGCGGTTGTAGGCGTGCTGCTCGAGGTTCACGAAGAACCGGATCGCCTCGATGCCCGCGGTGGCGGCCGCGATGGTCTCCTGCAGCGGACGGGCGGCCCACTCCAGCAGCTGCGCCACGAGCGAGTCCTCGCCGCCGAAGAAGTCGGTCGCCGAGAAGATGAGCCGCTGCACCATGACCTTCCACTCGTCGGCCTCGCGGTCACGAATGCAGGCGTACATGTCGCCGGCGTGGGCGTAGTTGCGGACCTCGAACGGCGCGTCGTCGAGGCCCTCCAGCCGGTCGGCCATGATGCCGAACGTGTCGGGGCCGGCCACTTGGTACTTCCAGTGGTCGAAGTGCGCGATTCCCTGCTGGCGCATCGGGTTTCCCCAGAACACCACCTTGCGGACGTCGGGCAGGCGGTGATGCAGCCGGCCGGCCGGATTCATGATGTCGTGCTTGAGCACCTGGCCGATGACGACCGCGCCCTGCGAGTATCCGGCGAGCGCGATCGGGCCGGGCTTGGAGTCGATCTGCAGCACCGTCTCGGCGCGGCCCTTGTCGATCGACGGCTTCATGGGGAACGGCACTGCCGGGTAGTTGCCGATGGGCTGCCAGCGGTAGCGGTCGAGCACATCGCGGGCAGTGTCGGCGGGCAGGCCGGGCCCGAGTGGGTCTGCCATGCCGGTGCCGTGAACGGTGAACAGCCAGGGCATCTCGCGAGCGTCGGGCACGGGTGAGATGCCGAGCACGGTCAGGTCATGGTCGGACACCTCGCCGTCGTCGACCTGGAACGTGCGCCGCTCATACTCACGCTGCCACGCCACCGCGCGGGGCCCGAACTCGTCGGTGTCGCCGGGTAGCGGGCCATGGATGCGCGCATACCCGGCGAACCGGACAGCCATGACCTGGCGCCACTTTCGGACGGTGGGGTTGCGGTCGTGCAGCCGTAGCGGCATCAGCGCGCCTCGGCGATCTCGGTCAGCGCCTTACCCCACGCCGCGATCGAGTCACGCTGCGTCAGCGCCACGCCGCCGGGGCCATTGGCCGGCCAATCCTTGTGGCCCGGGCCCTGCTGCTCGGCGATGTACTCCAGCAGTTCGCGATCAGTCGCCGACTGTGGCCACGGCTTCGGTGGCACCGCAATGACGTTCCCGCCGTCGGGCTTGAACCCGGCGGCCTTGAGCTTCTCCAGCGTGATCGGGCCCACGATGCCGTCGGCGTCGATCCCGGCGCCGCGCTGGAATGCCCGCACGGCCTGCTCGGTCAGCGGGCCGAAGTCGCCGTCGACGTCTAGGCCGGCGCCGCGGGTGTTGAGGAACGCCTGCAGTCGCTTGACGTGCTCGCCATTGTGGCCGAGCTCGGCCCAGTACGACGGCTGCACGACGACGGGCGGGATCGTGCCGCCGCCGGTCCCGCCGCGTCGGAAGGTCGAGAACCCGTCAGCGCGGATCTTGCGGCGGATGAAGTCGTTGCAGCGGGCGATGTCCTGGTAGGTGCCGTAGCCCATCTGGAAGTGCATGGGGTCGATCGGGTTGTCCCAGTGCTGGGCGAAGAACACCATGCCCTCGTACCAGCCGGCCCCGGGCCCGCGGCTGTTCTGCTTGGTGCCGAACAGTTCCTCGAGAACGCGGCGCTCGTTGGCGTCCCAGCCGGCCCAGTTGACGCGGAACGGGTGGTCGTTCCAGTTGAGATCCATCGCGGTGCCGCCGAGGTGGTTCGACGTCGGCACGCTGTTGGTGCCGGTCCAGCCGCCCTCGTCGCCGCCACTCGATCCGGCGCGTCCGTTGTTGAGCGACTCGACGAACTGGTGGATGTCAGCCGCGGCAGCCTTGAGGATGACGTTCGGGATGCCGCGCTGCAGCGGGATCACGATGCTGGTGCCAGGAATGGGGTTGCGGTCGAGCATGTCGGGTCCGCACGCGGGCCAACCGTTTTCGGTCATGGGGGCTGTTCCTTTCGGGCATGGCAGCGACCCTGCTGCGGGGAAGTCAGCAGGGGCGAAGTCGGGAGGTCAGATAAAGCAGCGCAACGCGCCCCAGCGATGCGCCCACACAGTCGAGCGGCGCTGCGCCGGGCGTCCGCGGTGCTCGTCGACCGGGCGACCGTCGAGAGGACACCTATCCTCGGGATGGCCCTCGTTGAAGTCCGGGTCCGAGGTGCCGAAGCGGTCGAGGTGGTCGAACAGGGTCATCCGAACGGCCTGAACGCTGCAGGCGCCGGCATCAGCACGAACCCTCGGCGGGCGCCGTCGTAGCCGTAGTCAGTGCCCCAGATGCGGTTGATCGTGGTGCTCGGCGCGGGGAACGGCCGGTCGTAGGCCGCCTCGATCGCCGGGCGCTGGCGGGCATCTTCGTCGGCCTTGCGCTGCAGGCTCCACCACTTGCTCTCGATGCCGGGCAGCGGGTAGGTCGGCGCGAGCACGTAGGTCACGTTGGGGTTCTCGGGGTCGACCCAGGCGGTGTTGCGGGGGTCGCCGATGCGCACGTTGGTGTAGTCCGAGTGCACGGCCAGCGACACGTTCGACACCGCGGCGCGCACCGACCGGTCAGCCGGGTAGTCCTCCGGGGCGCCGTACTGGCGGGCCACGTCCCACACCCGGTAGGCGCAGTCGTCCGGCACGCCGGTGTAGCTGTAACCGCTGACGATGCCCGAGCGTTCGACCGTCGCCGCGCCCCCGTACTTGCGCTCGGGGTGGCCAGTGAGCACGAACACGCACCGTTCGGGCGGGCACGCGGCGAGCACCTCGGCGTCGTCCATGAGGCTGCCGGCGATGCGCGCGCCGAGCGACTGGCCGAGGACGGCGACCTGGCCGCGGGACTCCAGCAGCGCGGCCTTGAGCTTGGCCCGCCCGTCGTCGAAGTTCGATTGCGCGACGAACTTGTTGCTGTAGACGATGTCTCGACGCTGATACGGCGGCCGGAATAGCTCGCCGCCGAGGTGGTCGTTGTCCAGGCGCGGCTTCGGGCTGGCACCGGCCAGGCAGAAGGTGGTGATCGTAGCCACGGGGTCACCTCCTGGTCGGTATGCTCGGCCCCCATGTGGGGGAAGTTGCTAGCCGTCGTATTTGTTGTCGCTGCTCTGGCAGGGTGTGACCGGACGCCGCCGGCCTACGAATCGCGCTACACCCCACCCCCGCCGACGACCCCGGCGTGGCTGCCCGCTGAACATCCCCCGTTCGACCCCGGCACCATCGCCGCGGCCCTGCAATCGCAGCAGCCCTACGCGATCGCTGTGCTCGGCGACTCCACTGGCAACGCGCCCGACGAATGGGTACACCGCGTCGCGCAACGCATCGCCGAGGACTACGGCCGCGAAGTCACGGTGAACGGCTGGAACGGGGAAACGAACCGGTACGAATACGTCACCGTCTACGGCTCCGGCTCGCCCGTCACGGTGTGGAACGCTTCAGCCCCAGGGGAGCCGGCCCAGTATTCGATCGAGTGGTATCCGCAGATGGTGCCCCAACCGGTGAACCTGACCTTCATCAACCACTCGCATAACCGGACCTCAGACGTGCTGCTCGGCGCCGCCAGCTTGATCGACACCTCGTACGCCAATACCCTGCCCGGAGGCGGTGTGGTGGTGATCCTGCAGAACCCGCGTATCGACGCACCCGCCCACGAAGGGCAGAAGATGATCGCCCGGCTCCGCGAAATCTACAGCGATCCCCGGTACGGCGCGGTCACCGTGGATGTGTTCTCGGCGTTCACCGACACTGGCAACGTCCCGGCTTTGCTTGGCACCGATGGCGCGCACCCCAACGAGCAAGGTTCGCAACTGTGGGCCGACACCGTGTGGTCGACCCTCGGACTGGGTCAGGCGACCTGATCCCAGGCGTCGGTGATGGCCTTCAGCCACACCTCTTCGCCCGTCTCACCGGAACCATCCGCCGCGGTCGGATGAACGCCGTCGCTGGCCTCCACCAGGTCAGCCACACCGGCAGGCCAGTCGAGGAACGCCTTGTAGGTGTCGATCACCACCAGCCCGGCCCGCGCGGCGTAGCCCATCAGCAGTTTCCGCCTGCGCGCGTGAGCCTGAATGTAGTCAGCGCCGAACGGGGCGATCTGCGGGTTCTGCGTCAGGATCACCTGCTGACAGCCCGGCACCCGCGCGTCGATCGCATCCGAGAACGCCTTGCGCGCCGTCAGATACGCCGCACCCACATCGGTCGTGGCGTCGTTGTGCGAGCACGACTGGAACACCACCGACCCCGCATAAGGGTGGATCATCTTCGGCAATCGGCCGCTGTCGGCGAGGTAGGTGAGATTCGCGCCCGGTTTCGACCCGTTCAGCACATACAGTGTCGGGGAGCCGCCGAACGTGCCCGCAATGTACGAACCGGAAACCCCACGCGGCGTCCACGAGTCAATCGGCTGCGGGTTGACGATCTTCCCGTCGATGCCGTCGCGGATCTGCACCTCGTAGATACGGCCCATCAGCATCTCGGCGTTCAGGCCGCGCCCACCGATCTCGTAATCCGTGGCCGAAGCGTCGAAGATGCTTGTCGTGGAGCCGGGAACGACGCTGTTGGTGATCGTCGTCCACGTCACACCATCAGTGGACTTGTAGAACGTGGCGGTGTATCCGCCTGAACCGTTGTCCACATCGAGGGTGACGCGCACCCACGCCTCGGTTCCATCAGCAATGGCGGCCCCGGTGGATGATCGGGAGATGTTCGTGGTGCCGTCCGTCGTCCAGAGGAACGACAGCGCACCCGACGAGTTGACCTGGAAGATGAAGCCGCGCTGACCGGCGGCGCCGTAATGGGCGACGAGATCCTGCGACGACGCCGGTGTCCAGTCGTCCAACCGGACACGCACGCGGATGTCGATGTCGCCGGAGATGTGCGGAAACGACGCGTAGGGCAGATAGAAGGTGCGGGAGTTGTTGGTGAACAACGCGTAACGCTCCCCGCTGGCGCCGGCTTGCAGCACCGACCACGCGCCGTACGCCTGCGTCGCGTCATCCCACAGCTTGTACTTGACGTGCGCGTCGGGATGACGGTCAGCCAGCCACTCCGACAATAGGTACACCCACTCATCGGGGGCGTTAGCCGTCGAGTCGCCCGGCACCTGCACCGCGGTCGAGTTGCCGCCCGCAGCCAGCGCAGCATCGACAGCGGAGAAGATCCCGTCAGCGAGTCGCGGGCGCCGCGCGAAACCAGCCAATACGCGAGAGTCGGCAACGGGCTCGGCCACGACGCCGATTTCTGTGCGCAACTTCTCAGGAACTTTCGTACCTGCTGACTGCGCGTCGTCGAAGGGTACCAGCACATCAGCCACGGCTTATGCTCCTGTCATTTCATAGAATCCGTCTGCATTCTTCACAAACACTGCGCCCGGCCCCATTACATAAAAACCGTCTGCGTTCTTGGCCAGCGTCACAGTCCAATCACTGGAATGCTCCTCTACGTACTGAGATACGGCAGCAGCGAGAAGCTCCTGCGCCGTATCCGGCGAGTAGGCGACACCAGCCTCGATGACAGACCACAGGCCGCTGTCCTCAACCGGAATCGTGACGAGATACCGCTTGCCGTCGGGGTTCCCGATGTAGACCTTCTTGCCCGCTTCGGCGCGAATCGTCAGCACGCCAGCCTTGGGCCACCACCGGGTCGCCTCCTCGCCGGGCGTGATGACACCGCCGCCGCCGCCGCCATCCTGGTACGTCGCCGCCTGCGTTGTCCATGGCCGCGGATCAGGGCGGCCCGATTCGTCGCGGACCAGATCGCCAGTGATCGTCACGAGCGCCATCAGTTACTCACCCCTGCGATGTAGAACGTGCGGTCATGGCGTCGGCCCTTCTTTGTCGACACGCGCACCTGCACACGGGCCTGCGAGAACATGCTGCCGCCGGACAGCCACACCTGGGTCATGTTGTCCTCGAACGCTTCCGACACCTTCTGCAGCGTGCCGCTCACCGTGTGCTCGACCGACACGATCTCGTCGTCGGGGGCCATGTGGTTGTGCCAGTGCAGCGTGTAGTCGAGGGTGTCGTCGGGGTCTTTCTCCCAGATCGGCATGAGCACGCCGTCGGCGGTCACCGCAAAGTTCTCGAGGAACTCGCGCGGGTCCGCGGTGCCGAGCTTCGGGATGACGTGCTCGCGGTCGGGGTGCGGCGTCGCGAGCCGGTAGATGTCCGCGCCGACCCGCTGCCGCGGCGACAGGTTCGTGCGCGCCGCGCCACCCGTGTACACCGGGGTGGGCGGCAGGTTCAGCGCGAAGCCCGCCCAGTTCGCCGTCGACGCGTTGTGCGTGGCTGTGCACGTCACCGAGGTATCGCCGCGGGCCTCGCCGAGGATCAGGTGCCCACCGCCGGCGACGATCGCGCTGGCGACCCGCTCGTGGTTGTAGCCGCTGATGCCGCGCAGCTTGCCCACCATGTGCGCCGAGATCACCCGGTGCGCAGGATTGACCGACGACACCACCACCGAGCTCGACGCGGCCGAACCCGACGCCACGGCCGTCACCACGTTGTCGCCGATGTTGTCCAGGTCCAGCGCCTCGACCTGCGACCACACCCCGCCGACCAGCAGCAGGTTGCGTGTGTTGATCAGCGCGTTGAACGGCACACCCGAGAACGTCGCAGCCAGGTCGTCGGACTCGGGATTCTCGAAGATGAAGCCGCGCAGCACGCTGTCGTTGTCGGTGAAGTAGATCGGGTCGAACAGCGACACCCCCGACACCCCGCCGAGCGTGACGTCGAACGTGGCCTCGTCGATGTCCTGCTCGGCGGTGTAGCCCAGCGCCGCGATGCCGTAGGTGTTGACCGCATCCGGCACCGTCAGTGCGGTGTCGATGTCGCCGCTGGTGACCGTCGACAGGATGGCGGCCGCCCGCTGCGCTGCGGCGATCCGAGTCACGGGCATATCAGACCCAGCCGTCCAGTTGCAGCGTCACACCGTCGGAGATGATCAGCAGGTCACCCTCGACGACGGGGATGGGCTTCGTGGCCACGAGGTTCCATACGAAGTCGCCACCCGACAGCGCCGTCCACAGGCTGAAGTGCGACACCGACAGGTCCGCGATCTCGCCGAGGGTGTATTCCATCGGGGCGCCGATCGTCTGCACGAACGCGTTGTCGTCGACCTCGGAGAAGCTGGGCACCTGGCGGTCGGTGTCGGCGATGACGTTCGCAGTGCCGTCGCTGCCGGGCAGTCCGTTGTGCGCCTGCATGTAGAGGCCGTTGACGACGAACGGCTTGCCGTTGAACACAGCGCCCATCAGTCCCTTGACCGTCCACAGAGACGGGCCGATGCTGTTGGCCATGGGTGTCCTTTCCTAGTCCCGAAACTCGTCGAGTCGTTCAAACAGCGGGGCCATCTCAGCCACCGCGGCATCCCAGTCGGGCCACTGCGCAACCCACTCGGGCGAGGCATCGAGCAGGTACGTATCCGGCTGGTCGCGCTCGTCGGATCCGTAGAACGTGCCGTCTGGACGCATGAACCAGTACCGGCCACCCGCGGCGCATTCGGCCATCTGCTCTGGCGTCATCACGGCTCATCCCCCTCGGCGGCCACACGCAGGCCGGCAAACGGGATGAAGCGGTTCTCCCGACCGAGGCCGGCGAAGCTGATCGACGATGGGATGCCCTGCGAGTGATCTGCCGCGGTGAAGCACCATGCGTCGATCAGGGCGGCCGAGCTGCGAGCGATGTTCACTGCCGGTGCCGCGCCGACGTAGCGCGCCGTCTGTAGGCCGCCGGGGGCCGTCTGCTGGAACGCGGCAAACAGCAGCTGTCCGGGCGTGCAGGACTGCGGCGTGCCGATCGTCATATAGATGTAGTCGGGGTCAGCCACGGACGCGTAGGTGTCCTTGACGTTGCCTGAGCCCCAGGCTTTTTCGATGTTGCCGGTGTCGGGGTTGTAAACGCACAGCGCGACCTCGTAGTAGTCGATCGAGAAGATCGAGGTGTCCGCGCCGCCCACCCAGGAGATGCCCTCGACTGCGCCCTTGCGGTCGGCGATGATCGGGACGTAGTAGATGGTCCCCTCGGTCTCGCCGATCACGACGTCGGGTCGGAATACCGGCAGCACCGAGTGGTGGTACACGCCCGAGTAGACGAACTCGACGGGGTCGAGCAGGTTGCGCGCCTTCGGTGGTGTCGACGAGCCGCCGATGGTCGGGATGGTCAACTGCGAGCGAGGTACCGACACCATCTGCTCTTCGTCGCCGACGTAGGACAGCGTGGTGTTCATCGACGCCTGTACGTCCTGCAGCTCGACGATGGCCTCGGTGTTCAGGGTGAGGTTCTGCTCGACGTTGGTCGACCATCCTGACAGCCAGTCCCACGGGTCGAAGTCGGAGCCGGTGTCGACGCCGCCCATTGCAACGGCGATGTTCGCCGCGTTGCCCCGGTTGATCTCGGCCTGTCGGTCGAGCAGCTCTTTCTCAGTGAGCCGCTTCGGCGTTGTCGGCGTGCCACCGGGTATCTGTCCGACGCGCTCGAAGTACCGCTCCCAACCGGGCCCTTCACTCACGCAGAAACCACCAAGCCCGAGAAATGCATGTAGTCGGAGAGCGCCGTGTAGGAGGCTGAGCCGTCGACCCGCTCGGTGTTGATGAACACGACCGCGCCGTTTCCTGCGGTCACCTTGCCTACCGTGTCGGCCGAACCTGCGGCGGGCCCGGGCGAGAAGTTCAGCCGCTCTTTCGCCACGCCACCGATGCCGCGACAGATGCCGATGACTGGGCCGTCGATCGCATTCAGGTGCGCCACCAGATTCACCTGAATGTTGCTGCTAGTGGCCTCAAACCGGCACTCGCCCTGCGGGATGACGCGGTAGTCGAAGTTGTAGACACCGGCGTCGATGTTGATCTGGGCCACCGTGATAGGGCTGCCCACGCTGCCGCTCGGCGCGTCACTCAAGCTCGACGGCCAGTGCAACCGGCCCACCTTCGGCCACGCCAGCTCGAACTCGGTGGCACCCGGTGCGACGACGAGCGCCTGCCCCGCGACGGGCGTCTCGGCGTAGTCCTCCGGGGTGATCAGCGCGGCGCCGGGCGCACCGTCCGCGCCCACCCGCACGCCCAGGTCGACCGCCACTAGTGGCCCGGCTGAGTCGGTTGCCGGGGACAGCTCGCGCAGTTTGAACGTGACCGCGGTGGGGCTATCGGCGGGCAGTGCCTCGACATTGCCCTCGACGAATGTGGTCGAGTAGGCCCTGGGGCCCTGAGCAAGCGCGCCCCATCCCGCCTTGCCGTGCGGCGCCGCGACGAGCAGATAGGCGCCCGAATCCTGCGTGTCGACAGCGTTCTTGAGCATGTGGAACTCGGTCATCACGAACTTGAGCCACTCGCGCCCGTAGGCGTCGGTGTACTCGGTCGCGAATACCTGCTTCTGCATGAGTCTCCTTAGCTCTGGGGCGCGAGCGTCCACACGTTGAACGCCGCCCATAGATCGCTGATGTTTCGCCGCAGCATCACGCTCGAATGTTCAAGCGGCTTACCGTCACCCATCTGCACAGTCAGCTCGCGCGTGCGGCGGTCGGAGCTGAACGAGACGAGCTCGATGTGGTCAGTGAACAGCTTCGTGCGCGCCGCGTAGACGAGCGTCATGAGCGCGCCGGGGAAGATATCTCGGCCGAGCCGGTAGGGCCCGTTCTGGCCGCGGAAAGACGCGATGGCAGTCGTGTATCCCCTTGACGCCCAGAGCACTTGGATGAACTGGAACAACGCCTCTAAGTTGTACGGAGACGAGTTGGTGGCGGTGAATACCTCGATGGCCGGGTGGTAGGGGCCGACGTCGTTGCGGCGGTCGTAGTGCTGGATCAGCTGGAACGCGAAGAACGCATCGTTGAGGAACCCGTCGAGCAGGTTCGACGGCACGCCGGTAAACCCGATGATGATCATGGCCGCGTCGATCACGAACGACAGCCACGCGTTGATCAGGTCGTTGAGCCACTTGAGTTGTCCGAAGGTCGGTGCCCCACCAGTTTCCCGGTGGGGCACCGACCTTCGGCGACTTGCCGCCTATGATGTGTTGCCACCCCAGGGGGGTGCTGTGCTTGATCTTGCACGACATGATCGCCGACCGGTCTCGTACCACCTCCCCGTCGGCAACGATGTCATCGGGGGTGATCAGCACCGCATACGGCGGCACGAAATCCAGACCGAGCGCGGGCGCGATGTGCAGACCCTCGGGCGCGTACTCGCCGTTCGGGTTAAGCAGCGGGTCGAGCGTCTTGCCCAGCAGCGAGCCTTGCGCATCCACCACGGCGCGCAGGCCCGAGTCGAGGATGTTCTTGAACGGGCCCTCGATCTGGCTGCGGTCCTTGACCGTCATGACGTAGGTGGGCACCTGCAGGTTCGCCCACTTATCCGGCTGCGGCATCCCCGGCCGCCACAACGTGACTCGCACGTCCACGCCGTACGCGGGGGTGATCTCGCGAATCAGATCGCCGACCGTGGACATGCGCACCGTCTTGATGAACTGCGGCGAGGAGTCCCGCAGCAGGCCGGTGCGCACCACATACAGCGGCGTGTGCAGCGTCTGCGGGCCATCGTTCTCGATGCGCTGCAGCATCGTGCCGAACCAGGTCCGCACATCGGGGTTGAGCGAGAGCGCGTTGTTGAAGAACTCGTTCATCCCGGTCTGGATGCGGAACGACGACTGTGCCGCAGCGGCTTCCAGCACCGTGCACATCGGGCCGGCAAAGGTGGCGTGCGAGAAGGGCTGCGTCTGGATCGGCAGATACCACGACGGCCAGATCGGGAGGTAGTTCAGGATGTCGTAGATGCCGACGAGCTCCGAGGTGTAAACCCACGCACCGTCTTTGAGTTCCTCGGTGTGGTGCTTGACGTAGAACGCCTCGGAGACACCCTCGGTCTCGATGATGACGCCGACCATGGTGTTGACGCAGTCGGCGAGGTAAGGATTGAGCCAGTGCCCGCCCTTGAGCGTGAGCGTGGCCTGCGGAGCGTTGTTGCGCGGGATCGTGCCCGCGACCTTCATGTAGTCGGCGGCGACACCGATGGGGTTCCAGAACTTGTCGCAGACCGTGACGGTGTAGTCGGTGTCCTGGTTCTCGAACGCCTCGGCCAGGCGGTCGGACGCTTCGGCTGCGCGCCAGGCGATGTCGGATTCGAGATCCTCGGCCCAGCGGTCGAGCAGTTCGTCGACCTGCGCGGAGCTGATCACGACTGCGGACCTCGCTGCCGCGGAACGCCACTGGCCACGATGCGCGAGTTCGCGTTGCCGCCGCTGATCGACACCGCCACCGTGTGAATCTGCGCCTTGCCGCTAGCCAGCCGCGGCGGGATGGGCCGGGTGAACCAGCCCTCGATCGTGCGGTGCATGTTGCCCTGCGGCGGAACCACACCGAACACCGACGCATTCGCCTCGTCAGCGTCCGGCGCCCACGACTTGAGCTCGTCGAGCCATTCGCGGTACTCCAGCAGCTCGGCAGCCGTCGCCGGCACGCGCGTAAAGTCCTGAATGCGCGCCTTCTGCCCGTCGGTGTTGAGCCGCACCACCTGGTTCGGCAGCAGCGGGCCCACCTTGACCATCTGCGACGAGCCCGGCCCGGTCGCGATCTCGAAGATGCCCGGCCCGGTCAGCGTGTAGGTGTCCCACCGCGGGACCGTCCCGACGTTGAACCGCTCGAGGTGCCCGCTCTGCGTCGACGTGGTCGCGTCTCCTGCGCGGATGCTGGTGATCGCCGCCGGGTCACCCTGCCCGATCCATGAACCCGTCGCGTAGCTGCCCCAGCCGACGCCGCGGAAGTTCGGGCCAACCTGGGCCACGGCACCCTCGTCCTCGGCCTTGAACGCCGTCACGGAGCCGTTGAAGAACCCGCGGCGAACCCGGTGGGCACGCTCGTTGCCCTCCTCGTCGCCGAACTCGAAGTACCAGGTCTCCCCCGGCAGCGGCGGCACGAAGTTGAGCCACGTGTTGATGTGCGTCTCGACGTAGTTGTTGATCGCGTGCAACTGGATCGTCGAGCCCACGATGCGGTAGCGGGTGCCGTAGCCGTTCCACGCGCCGTCGGTCTGGCGACCCATGCGGCCGAACACGTCCACCGCGGCGCCGAACGCCAGCAGCGACGCCAGGTCGACCTCGATCACCTGGTTGTTGGTCTCTGTCTCGAAGTCGCGGCGCGGGCCGGCCACCAGCGTGCGACCCTCGGTGAGGAACCCCGGCTGATCCCGCCACCGGGCAGCACCGCGATGCACGTACGGGTAGCCCCCGCCGCGACCGGTGAGGCGCATCGGCCAGTCCGGGCCCAGGCTGTCGGGGTAGTCGACGTCGAAGTCCTCGCGCATCGCGTCGTAGGCGAAACGGAACTCGTCGACATCGGGCAGGCCGCGCCAGAACCCGCCGTCACCGCGCAGGCGCAGCGTCCACTCCCAGACGCGTTGCTGGCCGCCGATCTGAAATCCCTCGGGCGGCGGCTTGAACCAGCGCACCGGTGTGTACCAATAGCCCTGATCAGGCGTCCACCAGTGCAGCGTGGCGGTGCGGATCGAGTCGATCGACCCGATCAGCAGGTTGATCACCCGGCGCAGGTGCACGCCGTCGCGGGCCACGCACCGCACCGGCAGGTCGATCTCCAGCGCCTCGTTCGCGGCGTCGATGAACGTCTTGCCGTCCTCGTTGGCGCCCTGCTGGTCAATCGACGTCCACGCCGCGATCAGACCCTTGGGTGAGTCGCCGAGCTGCACACACTCGGGGGCCTCGTACTTGTCGGGCGTCGACCAGGGGCCGACGAGGTCGGTGATCACCGTGCCGTCGTGCGACGTCAGCCAGACGACCGGCTGGTCGCCCTTCATTAGGTGATAGACACCGTGCGGAGTGATCGGCCCCGACGGCAGCCGCACCTTCTCGGGTGCGGTCACTGGCGGCCTGTCGGCGCCCACATGGCGGCGGTGTGCGCGGCGACGTCCTTGCCGTTCTGGTCCGGCGTCGCGCCCTGGTTGTTGATCGTGATGTTCGCCGTGTTGCCGGCCTTCAGCGCGGCAGCCTGAGCACTACCTGCGGGCCCGCCACCACCGGGCTGCTTGCTCGGGTCACCGCCCGGCGCCGGCCCGCCCGCCTTGTTCGGTAGCGCAGGCTTAGCGCCCGCCAGGCCGCCGGCGAGCTTGCCGAACCACGAGTTGCCGATTGAGCCCATCGGGTTGTCGCCCACTGACAGGGTTTCCATGACGCCCGAGACGCCGATGCCCGCGAGCTTGCCCGCCTGCTTGAGCGACAGGTTGAGCAGCTGCACACCCACCTTGGCCGCGGCACCCGCGCCCGGGGCCATGAAGTCCAGTGCCGACGTGCCCGCCATCACGGCGTCCATCGCCATGCCCGACACGCCCAGGCCGCCCTCGCCGCCGACAGCCGGGTACGCCATGCCGCCACCGCCGTACTGGCCCGCGCCTGCGCTCTGCGGCATGCCGACACCCGGGAGCCCGAGCGGGCCACCAGCTCCGGGCATGCTGCCGAGCGGGGGTAGAGGGCCAGAACTGCCCGGCACGAACGTGTTCGGCCACGCGCCCGGCCCCTGCATCGACAGGAGATTCTCGGCGGTCAGGGCCTGCTGGTACGGGGTAGCGAGATCGGCGCGGGGCGCGTAGTTCGACCCCCCGGCAGCTTCCCATGACGGCTGCGAAAATTGCAGACCGCCGTAGTAGCCATTGCCCGTGTTGATGCCCCAGTTACCGCCGGACTCGCCCTGTGCGATGGCGTTCCAGTCGGCCGACCACTGCCCCATCGCCGACCCGATCGGTTCCGCAATGCTCGCGCCGTTGACGACGTTGACAGGAACCACGCCAGTGCTGGATTGCAGGCCGCCGCCGCCCTTGCCCCAGTCCGCTGCAACGTGCACGTGATCGCCATGGTAACCAGCTTGATCCATCGTGTAGACGTTTCCGAACGCACCAGTGCCCTTGCCGTTCTTGATATTTCCGGCCCAGCCGGGTGCGTCGTAGATCAGTTCCAGTAGATTCGAGCCGAAGTTGGCGTTCATGTACTCGGCGAACGCCTGCATCTGCGGGGTCTTGTCGCCACCGCCGGGCATGCCGATGTCGAGGGCCTTACCCTGCCCGTGATACCCATCGTCGCCGGGGCGGTCCTCGGAAGTGACCACCAGTCCGAACGCAGCTGCGATCTGCTTGATCTGATCTTCAGTCGGAGCGCCACCCGCACCGCCAGGGATCGAGCCTGTGTAGCCTGGTCGCAGCGCTGCCGGGCCCATCGCCGACGGGCTGTACGCCGCCTGATACCCCGGCATGTACTCGGGTCCGAACGCGCCCGAACTGGCCAGCATCCCCAGCATGCCGCTGCCCTGGTTCGGGTTCGCCGCCGAGATGTTGTTCAGCATCGCCATCGGGCCCGCCAACGCCAACGCGCCAACGAACCGCACCAGGTTGTCCGCGATCCCCGCCAGACCGTCGGAGATGCCGAAGTCCGAATCCAGTCCGGCGCCGAACTCCTCGACCGCGCCGCCGACCTGCTCGAGCTGCTTGGCCTGCTTCTCCCCCGCGCTGATCTGCGCCTCGGTGAGTGCGCGGGCGGCCTGCTGCTTGCGCTGCTCGGACTGCGCCAGCGCGTTCTCCGCGGACTGAATTTGCTCCTCGGTCGCGATGTTCGACTCGCGCAGCTGGTTGACCCGCGCCTGCTTCTCGGCAGCGTCGTGGCTTGCCTCGTCCAGGCGCGTCACCGCGTTCGCGACCGCAGTCGGCAGGCCCGCGACCGAGGAGTACTGCAGCGGCAACACTGGTGCGGGCGGCAGCGATTCGGTGCTGCCACCGGAGGCCTCGTCGAGCGCCTGCTGCTGCGTGTCGGTCAACATCGGGGTGCGCTCGCCGGGCACCGGGGCGTCGGCGGGGGCAGGCGCGCCCGGTCCCGATCCGAGGATGTCGAGCAGTGGATTGCCTGTGCCACCTGGAGCGCCGGGCGGTGGCGAGCCGCCCCAGCCGGGCTCGCGGCCACCTGTGGGCGCCGAGGGGGCAGTCCGGCCCGGCGACGGCGCTCCGGGGATCAGCAGGCTCGTCGGGTCAGACGGGCCGAGCGGGTTCGCGTCACGCGGGGTGGGGTCGCCGATCGGGACGCCGGTGTCGTCCACTGGCAGGGGCCCCGGCGCGGGAAAGAACAGGTTGTTCAACGAGTTCGGCAGGGTGTTGTTGAAAAAATCGCCGATCATCGAATCGGCGAGCCACTGCTTGAGCTTGGTAAACGTGTCGTCGAACTTGCGGCCAAGCACATCCCACTGGTTGACGTGCTCGGACAGTTTTCCGGTCGCACTCTCAATCGCGCCCTCAGTGCTGCCGAACTCGGTGCGCGCCGTCGACAGGTCCATGCTGTTGATGGCGTCGCCCATGTCCTCCCACTGGGTGCCGAACAGCGATTGCCACACCAACGCCTGCTGAATCGGATCGTCGAGGCTGCGAATCGCCTGCAGCGTCGCGCCGAACGCCGAGCGCGCCGAATCGCCGCCGGCGAGGAACCGCTGGGCCATGTCGTCGGCCTGGAATCCCAGTGCCGCGAATCCCTCTGCGGTCAGGGCCGACCCGTCGACGGCGCGGATCGAGAACTCTTTCATCGAGTCGGCGACCTTGTCGCTGTCCCGGGCGCCGCCCTGTAGCCCCTGCTGGATCAGGCCCAGCGCATCCGAACCGTCGAGGCCGAGCTTGCGAAACTGCGTCGTGTACTCGGTGATGGTGTCGAGCCAGTCCCCGGCGATGTCGAGCCCATTCTGGAAACCCGACGCGATGATGTCGGCGGCCTGCTGGCCGTCGGCGGCGAACCCGCCGCGGATGAGCTGCCCTGTCGCGCGGGCGGCCTCTTGGACGTCGACCTCCATCATGGTCGCCAGCGCCTGCATGTTCGCGATCGACTGCTCGATCTCCGCGTTCGACGCGCCCGGGGCCACCACGCCGCCCTGCACCGCGAATTGCACGGTGCGCAGGTTGTCGGCCACCGACTCGCCCCACGCGTTGACGTAGGCGTTCGCAGCGGCCTCGCCGTACTGAGACATCGTCGCGTCGTCGACGCCGAGCCGGGCCTGGAAAAGGTCTCGGATCTGCAGGCTCTGCAGCCCCTGAGTGATGCCGGTCGCGAGCAGCCCGCCCGCGGTGACACCGGCAGCGACCCAGCCCATGCCGGGAATCGCCAGTCCCGCAATCCTGGTCAGCGCCGATGCGCCGACGAAGCCACCCGAGAAGCCATTGGCGAACTCCTGGCCCGCCGACGCCGCACCGCCTGCAGCACCGCGCAGGCCGGCCAGCATCGAGTTGCCGGCCTCCTCGCCGGCGTTCCCGGCGTTGAGCGCGGCCCGCTCGTACTCGTCGTAGGCGGCGGCAGCCTCTTTGATGGCGTCCTTTTCGGCCCGGCGCGCACGGCGCACCCGCTCAGCCTGGACCTCGACACCTCGGGCACCCTCGGCGCGCATCTCGGCCAGTAGCCGCTCCTGCTGGCGCAGTTCGTCGGTTAGTTCGCCTACGCGCCGATACGAGGCGCTCGCCTGGTCGGCCATCTGGTCGATCGCACGGCCACCCTCACGAGCACCGCGCGTCAGCCCGTCGCTGAGCGTGCTCGACATGTTGCGGGCGGCGTCGCCGTAGATCTGCTCGGCGCGCGACACCGCCTCCCTGGCGGAACGCTCATCAAGCTTAGACCGGATTGGCAGAGTCAACGGCACGGGCGTTCCACCACCTCTCTACATCCATCCGGCGTCGGCCAGTTCGGTTTCGGTCTGTGCGGCCAGCTCGGCGTCGCGGTCCTCGGCCTCGGCGCGCAGCCGCAGGTCGACCGGGTCGGCAAGCTGGTAGTCGCGCGGGTCGAACCGGACGTCGTTCTCCTCGGTGCTGTGCACCGCCCAGTAGCCCGAGCGCAACCGAAGGATCTCGTTGTGAATCTCGTACTGCACCAACTGATCAGGCGTCAGCCGGCCACCTCGCCGCGCCGTCTTGTACGCGCTGGTGTCGCGAAGTTTGTCGAGCACCGCCAGCAGGCGGCGACTCGACAGGTAGGGGGCGTTGGTGTCGGGGTTGATCGTCAGCCGGTGCCAGAGACCGATGTCGAGGCCCTTGTCGAGCAGATCGCTCTCGATCTCCTCGGGCCACAGCAGCCAGCGCGCGAGTGCGTCAGCTACTTTTCGAGTCGCGCCGGCGACGCTCCTCCATCTGCAGATTCATGACCGACCACTGCACGTCGATCTGCCCCGGCACCCCGCCGGCGGCCAGGAACCGCTCATACGTCGGGGGTAGCGCGCCGCTCGCGAAGTACGCATCGCGTTCTGCCACACCGTCATCAGAGTCAGCCATCAGCGCGATGCACAGCAGCTCGTCCTCGTTGATCAGCTTGCCCTTGTACTCGGGCGGCCAGACGCGCTGCTTGGACCTCTTGTTCGTCACCGGGTGGGTGACGGTCTCCTGATCCAGCCCCTTGGCCATGAACCTCATGTGCTCGAGGAACCGGCGCTTCATGACCGGCGGCAGGAAGTGCGGGTTCGGCAACGTCCACTTCTGACCGTCGCCGAGGTCGAACTCGTAACCGGCGAACACCGACAGGAACTCGGCGGCCTGCTGCATCGCCTTCTCGGGCGAGACCGGGCCGCGCTCGGTGTTGTCGTCGTCGCTCATGGGCTGTTTCCTCCAGGGCTGTTGTTGGGCTGCTTGGTGATTCGACCCGCCGTGTGGCGAGCCCAGCCCGGTGCGCGAACAGCCCGAACGCGCACCGGGCGGGCGACTTGGTTACGTCTCGGTGATCGTGACGCTGTTCGAGTTCGGCGTGGTCGCCACCGCACCGTTGGTGCCCTTGACGTTGGCGCGCAACAGGGATGCGCCCGCGGTCAGGCCGGTCACGGTGAGGGTGACCGTGGAACCGGCCACTACCACACTCTCGGGCTCGATGAGCGAACCCCAGGTGACACCCGCGTCGGTGGACTGCTGCACACCGGCAGGAGCCTCCGAGTAGTCCCACGGGTCGCCGGGGCCGGTCGGCACCGGGAACGCCAGGGTGGCGGTGTTGTCGTCGGTGGCCGTTGCGGTCGGCGCGGTCGCCGACAGTTCCGGCACACCACCGAACGCGGTCCAGCCGTCCCCGCCCCACCAGGTGTAGACCAGCACCGGCTGGTACTCGCCGTCCTGGAATGCCATGAACCGGCCGTCATCGACGGGCAGGTAGGTGAGCTTGGCGCCCTCGGAGTCCTTCTTGTCCTGCTTCGAGGAGCCGATGTCGTCGAGGCGGGCCAGGCACACGCCAGTCACCGACCAGACGGGCTTACCGTCCCAGAACCGCTCACGCAGGAACAGGAACCGGCGGCCCGGGTTGGAACCGTTGAGCAGGCGCCCGTAGCCGGCGTTCGACCAGCCGGGATCCTCGACGAGGCTGTTGCCGTTCGCATCGAACAGCGGCAGGTTGTTGCGCAGCCGCTGATACACCGGGTCGGCGGTGTCGACCATGGTGAAGCTGAACGGCTCCACCTCCTCGGTCAACAGCGTGTCGTAGGGGCTGTTGGACTGCTCGATCATGAAGCGGTCCTGGGTGATCTTGGGCTCCATCGACGGGCCGTCACCCTCCTTGAACGCGCCCGTGCCGTAGAAGCCCTCGTTGGCCTCGGTGTTGGTGACGTAGATGCCGCCGACCTTGTGGCGGGCGAACAGGTCTCGGCGCAGCTTCCCGTCCTGGGCGAACGGCGACCAGCGCACCGAGCCGTCGGAGTTGTGCGGGCTGATGTCGGTGGCCACACCGCGGGCATCGCTGACGGCGGCGGCCTTCGCATTGCCACGGCGCAGGAACTCGGGTGCACGGTCGTTGAGATGCGCGGCGTTCCACGAGCCGCCGGTCTCCGGTCGCAAATCAGGCATAGCTGACGTTTCCTTCCAGGATGGATGAACGCCGAATGGCATCCGGCGGAATGGGGTTGGGCTGTTGGTGGTGCGGCAGAAGCCGCGACCCGACTAGGTAGCCGGGACGAACGAGAGGCCGAGTCGATACTCGGACACGAAACGCGTCACGACCGACTCGGCGGAATACGGTTCTTCATGGGCCGCGGCGATGATCTCGACCCAGTCGCAGTGCACGACACGGCCATCGGAGAGCGTCACACCCCAGCCGGGATACTCGAGCAGCACGCGCATGCGGGCATCAGTCCCGGCCGCGGCGGTCGCCGCCTCGCCATAGGATCCGCCGAAGGTGTGCACATGCATCACCGGCTCATCGGAGTACAGCGTCTGCGGGCCCGTCACCCGGCGCACCGTGCGGTACGGCTTCGGCAGGTTGGTCGCCCACATCTTGGAGCCGATCGACCCGGGGCCGGCTGTGATCGGTAGCAGCCACGAGCGCAGGAACACCTCGGCGTCGACAGCTGTCAGGTCGGGGGTGAGCGGCGCGCTCACTGGTCACCCTCGGTCTGCTCGAGATGGTTCTGCGTCTTGGCGCGCACCGGGTTCGGCTCCTGATCCTCGGTGCCGAACTCCACCCAGTGGCTCTTGTGGTCAGAGAACTCGATCTCGACGCCGCTGTTCCCGACGCGGCCGACGCGGATCCCGTCGCGGTACTCGCCCTCGTCGACCGGGGCGATCGACTTCGCGTACTGCACACCCTGACGCGCGACAGCGAGCTTGTAGGCGATCACCTCGTCGTCATTCTCCAGCGCGTCGTCGATGTCAGCCTGGGGGATTAGGTCGCGAAGGTCGGCCATCAGCCCTGTTCCCTCTCGCAGATGCAGAACACGTGATCGTCGCGCCCGCGGAGGTCTTGCTCCAGCACGGCGTCACCACGCATCGCGTACCGCAGTCCGTTGTGATGCAGCCACCCGTTGGCGTTGATGGCCACCTTGCCGTCGTCGTCCTCACCCGGGTTGTCGATGAAGAATGCGATTGGCGCCGGCTCGCCGTCGTCGTCCACCGCGGGCACTGAGCCGTCGATGATCGGCAGCATGGCCCAGGCGATCTCGGAGGTTGTTGTGGTGAGGTTCTGCGACTCGGTAGGCGTCTGAATCTCGAAACAGGCGTTGTCGACCCAGGCCGTCACGTTGTCGGTGATCGGCTCGCCCCAGTCGTTGTGGCCGGTGACGACCTCGCGCTCGATGCCGACGCGCTGGTTGCCGATTGGGTAGACGCCCATCAGTCAGTAATCGAACTTCTTGAACCGGCCACGCGGCGCCGCGGTGGCGCTCAGTCCGAGCATGCGCCGATGTCGCGGGGTGATCAGATCGTCGACCGCCTTGGCCATGTCGTCGAACGTCCCAGCCTCCTGGCGCCGGCTGGTGATGTTCTGGAACGACGAGAGCACACTGAGGTGGCCATACATCGCAGCGTCGCGCACGACCTCGAATACGACCTGCTTGGCCGCATCTTCGTTCGCGTCCGGCGCCAGGACGCGCACCCGATCAGAGGCCACCTGCAGTAGGCGGGTGGCCGTCGTTGTCTCGCCATCGGATAGCGTTCCGCCCTGGTACTCGGTGGTGAACTGCCCGATAGTCAGGAACGGGTCGGCCATCAGCCCTCGGAGCGTCGCCGTGAGCGCGAGCGGCGGGGCTTCGGCTCAGTCTCAGCCTCGTCGGCGGCCTGAGCCTCAGCGCCATCGCTGAGTCGCGACGCCATGTCGGTCAGTCCGTCGACCAGCGCCGGTAGCCCGACGGTTACGCCGAACTCATCATCCAGGACCGCGCCCGCTTCACCGCCACCGGGCTGATACCGCTCCAGGTGGCCCGACTCAACCAGCGGTGCGGCCAGGTCGTCATCGACTTCGATGGGCGCCGTGGTGGGCCGCACGTGGTGGAGCTTGCCCACCACGCACGGCACCGTCACGACGTTGTAGAAGCCCATCAGTCCTCGATCGAGTCGACCAGCTCCCGCAGTTCGGGAACCTTCATGGCGTCGAGTTCGGCCTCGGTGTAGTCGCTGCCGTCCTCCTTGACCGCGTTGGCCGTGAGCCACGCGACCAGATCGGCCTTCTTGGCGTTGGCCGGCGGCTTGTCGCCATTGGCTTCGGCCTCGACCGAATCGCTGCCGCCCACGCCCTTGTCGGTGCGCTCGACCAGGCCGCTGGACACGAAGTGCTCAGCCTGCTCGTCGGACAGCCACGCGATGACGTCGCCCTCGTAGCGGTGATGGTTCTTACCCTCCTGGTCCTTGGCGATAACGCAGGGGGCGGTCACGAGGAAGCTCACGAGGACACCCCGGTGATCTTCCAGGCCGCACGGGGCTCGGTGATGACCGGCACGCAGATACGCCGGGCACGCACACGCCAACGGTCGTTGTCGTCGTCGCGGAGCGTCTTGACCTGCGTCATACCGACCGGACGCCCGCCCGGGCCGGTGGCCCGCACGTAACCCGGCGCCGGCAGCATCTCGTCGACGAACTCGCCGAGGCGGCTGGAGTCCAGCACGAATGCCGAGCCGGTGATGGGCGCGACCGGGCTGGTGACCCACGTCAGGCCGCCGGTGCGCTTCACGTACGGGCTGTTGAGGCCCGCCTGCACCGGCGCGTTGCTGATGCCGCCCGTCTCGCGAGAGAACAGGGCCATCAGCTTCTCGTCGGACGCCACGTAGGAGAACACGTCGAGGTCGACCCAGATGGTGTCGGGCATCAGGCCGATCTTCAGCTTCTGCAGCTGAGCCACCGCCTTGAGCACGTCGCGCAGGATGTTCGGCGTGCCCGTGTCCCACACTGCGGCCGCCGCGGTGTTCTGGGTGACCGCCGAGTTGATGGCCGAGGTCGCGATGCCGTCGATCTTGAGCACCGAGGAGTTGACCAGCTTCACCAGCGCCCGGCGCACCGGGTTGTTGCGCCGGCGGTTGACCGACTCGTCGGTGATCTCGGCGTCCTGACCCCACTTGACCGTGCTGGCCAACTGCACGGCGCCAGCGCTGATGGGCGTCAGCGGGTACTCGCCGCCGGGCTTGATCGACCGGGGCTCACGGTCGGCGTAGATGCCCTCGTCCTGCTCGTACTCGACCGAGCCAGATTCGGTGTAGGACTGGCCAGTCAGCAGCTTGTCGCTGACCAGCTGTTCCATCTCGATCGTGCGCATGGCGCGCGCGACGAGCGGGGTGTCCTTGAGGAACCGGTTGACCGAGCGGATGTCGCCGTTGTACGACGGCGGCCCCGGGGGATAGGTCTCACTTGCCATTTGCGTTGTCTCGCTTTCTCTTTACCGGGCCGCCCGCGTCAGCGGAACGTCTTGGCGATGACCTTGTTGGAGGCGGCGTCAGCGAGTGCCACGCCGATGACCTGGCCCTCGGTGGGCGAAGATGCAGCGGCGACGGCGCCGCCAGCTGCCGTGGTGATCTGGTCACCGTCGTTGACCGTTCCTGTACTGGTGAGCTCATGAACGGCCGGGCCGATCACGACGACCTGCTCGCCGGAAGCGGCATCGGTGGCGGCGATGCCGACGAATGCCGTCGACACACCACCCGACGGCGCGACGGTCTGCTGGCCCGACACCACCAGCGCCTGGCCGGCGGTGATCGTCGCCGACGCGGTGAGGGTGACCTCGCGGCCGGGCTTGAAGAGGGGGGTGTAGTCGGCCATCTCAGAGGTCCTTTCCGTACTCGACGCCGCCAGTCACGTAGGCGAACATGTCGACCTTGTCCTTGTCCTCGGGCGAGTTCTCGCTCGAGACCCCGTGGCCGAGTTCCTCGACCGGGAGGCGGTTTTCGGGCATGTCGTCGAGTAGCGCCTTGACGGTCTCGGGGCTCTTGTCGAGCTCCTCGCGCCACTTTGGTGCACTCTTCGGGCTGATCTTCCCGCTGTTCAGCGCGTCAGCGATGACGCGATCGTTCGCCTCGCGCACCTGCTGCGCACGCGCCTCGGCTCCCGCCTGGGCATCGGCGAGAAGCTTGTCGCGCGCCTCGGTGTTCATCACGGCAAGGTCGAACTCTTCGGCCCACGCCTTGATGTCCTCGGCGGTCGGCTTGGCCTTGTTCGTGACGTTTACGACGGCCGGCTCCTTGTCGGCGAGCTTGTTGATCGCCTCTTCGATCGCGCTGTCGTCGGCATCGGCGTTGAGGCCGAGCTTCTGGAGCGCGCTTTCACTCAGGGCCACGGTGGGCTCCTTTCCTTTCTCGACCTCGGCCGCCGGATCGACGGACGGGGGGTTCTGGTTGTGCGCCTCGGGCTTCCGCGGCGCTGGCGCAGCTGAGCGCCCGGCATGGTTGAACACGGACAGGTCGAGTCGGTTCTTCGCGCCCGACTTCGCCGCCGCCTTGCGCTTCGGCGTCTTGAGCACGCGGTCGGCCACCCCGGCGTCAACCGCCTCCTGGGCTGACCACCACGTCTCCTCAGTCAGCACGGCCAGCCACTCGTCGACGCTGCCGCCGGCCTTCTCGGCGAAGATCGAGGCGATGTTGTTGCCGATCTGGTCGAGACGCTCGGCGGCCTTGCGCATGTCGTTGGCGTCACCCATGGCCATCACCCAGGGCAGGTGCGCCATCAGTTCGGCGTTCTCGGCCATGATCAGCTCGTCGGACGCGCCTACGGCGATGAAGCCGGCTGCTGACGCCGCGACACCATCCACGGTGGTGGTCACCTTGGCGTCGTGCTGACGCAGCGCGTTCATGATCGCCACGGCCTCGTAGACGTTGCCCCCGCGGCTGTGCACGTGCAGGTCGATGTTCTCCACGTCGTCGCCGAGTGCGCGCAGTTCGTTGCGGAAGCTCGTCGCGTCGACGCCGAAGAACGGAATGATGTCGTCATAGATCTCGACCTCGGCCGTCTTGGGGTCGTCGGCCTTGTTCTGCACCGAATACCACTGGCGCGGTTCGGCGTCCTCGGTCTGGTACCAGTCGGTGACGTTCATTCGAACAAGCTCCTCTGCGCGTTCTTGGGGTGTTCGCGTCGCTGTCGGGATCGCGCGGCCGCGCTTCGGGTCTGCAGACGATCCTCGGGCGCGGGGGGTTGGTTGACCGTGTCAGTTTCAGCGGCAGCGCGCGCCGTATCAGGATCCGGTGACGGCAGTCCGCTGGCTGAGCGCAAGAACGCCTCGAGCCGCTCGTCGGGTGTGAGTAGTCCGGCGTTGACGAGCATCTGCAACGCCGCAGCTGTGGCATCCTGACGAGAGCCAATCTCATCGAACACCAGTAGCGGCGCGGGTTCATCTGGGCCCCAGTTCCAGTCGATGATGTCCTCGACCACGTGCGCCTGGGTGGTGTCGCGGATGTCTTCTGCGAACGTCTGCACTGCCTGCACGAACACGTCAGACTGCACTGAAGCCAGCGCGTAGCTGCCGCCCTTGCCCTCGAGGTTGAGGAAGTGGGCTAGTGCAACGAGGGCCATCTGGTGGTCGTGGTACTCGATCGCGCGCCGCGGATCCAGTGGGGTTCCCGACGGTGAGAGGATGGCCGCGAGCTCATCTTTGGTCAGCGCGAGGCCGGCCGACTCGCCACCGCTGTAGTTCGATGCGATGTCGAGTAGCACATCCATGCGCTCTTCATCTTCCGAGTCGGCGTCGTTGCCCCAGATCGTCATGACGCCGATGCCGTATCGCCGGATGGCGCCAGCCTCGATCCGCATTAGCTCGTCTTTGAGCTTCCAGTGCTTGAAGGCTGGACGCAGCAGGCTGTTTCCGGTCCAGACGCCGGGGTCCATCTCGTGCGTGTAAACAGCTAGGCGGTCCACCGGGATGGGCTGACTCATCCCGTTCATGCCCATCATCAGCATGCCGGGCGCGGCGAACGTCCCAGGCGGCCACTGCTGCACGGACACTAGGCCGCCGTCGCGGTCGACATTGAAGTACGAGATCGTCGACTGCGGGCGCGGCGCCAGCTTCTTGAGGACCGCTCGCTGACCCTGGATGTCGTAGACGGTCTCGAACACTGAGTGGCCGTATTGCAGGCACTTCAGCGCCTCACGGAGATGCTGCCTCCAGACGAACCGGCCGCGCGTGCGGTCGCTGGGGTCGTCGTCAGACGCTCCCTCGATCGGTAGGCTGAGGCTCTGCGCAACGAGTGCCGTGGCCTCGTCGCTGGCACCGTTCTGGCGGATCTTCCACGATGTGCGCCGGATGGGCAGTCCGATCGCCCGCAGTACCGAGGAGATCCGGGCATCTTCGCGCGCCATGCGGTTGTAGGTCCACACCGAGTTCGGCCAGGTCAGTTCGGGATTGACCTCAAACTCGTCGACCGGCGTGCCCCAGCCATTTAGCGTTCCGCCGGCGGGATTGACATAGCCCTTCTCGGCGCGGGGAGCGGCTGTCTTGGGTGCCACAGTGCTCCCTTCTGTGTCAGAACGCGGTTGTCATTGCGTCGAATCCGGACTTTCGGCGTCTACTCGGTGTGCCTGACGCCGGGCGGTTGCCGGTGCGGGGCGCCGCCGTCTTTCGCTTGATGGGTGTACTGAATTTCAGCAGCGCCCACCGGGCCAGTGAGGCGCCGACGAGCTGCGCGTGCGAGGCCGGATCGACGATCTCCCAGACGAACCCGCCGCCCGCCGTCGCCGGCAGTTCGCGCTTGACCGCGCTGGCCACCGCCTCGGCGAACTGGCCGCTGTGCGAGAGATTCCCGCCGAGTGCGTCGGAGAGGAACCCGCCGCACGCCTGTGCCTCTTCGGCCCGGGTGGGCAACGTCGCCTCGATGCCGACTGCCTCGAGCTCGGGCAGCACCTCGGCCGCCGCACCCCGGGCCACCACTACCGCCGAGGGATTCCACGCCGTGTAGACCTCGGCGAGCTTGGCCGCCACCACTGCGGCCGGTGCGTCCTCGGCGTACCCGACCTCGAGGTGGATCCGCCCGTCGGCCGTACGCTGCGCCGCGGTGATCGCCCAGGTCGACTCCCGGGTGAGCGTGACCACCCGCGAGCCGGTGAGCGTCGGAAGTGGACGGTCTGGCTTCGGTCCCATGTCTCGCCACTTCTCCGCAGGGATCTCGGACTCGACCACCTCGGCGTCGGCTGGCCAGTCGCCCCAGCCGAGCACGTCGACCTCGAACGACCGGCGACCCTTTGCAGTACCGCCGAGGCCGAGCAGGAACTTGCTGATCTTGGCGTCGGTCTGGATCACCCCGAACGACGGGTTGGCCAGCCGCGCGGTCTGCGGATCCTCGCGATACCGGCGCCGCTCGGCCTCGGAGATGTCCTTGGACGGCTCGGGCGCCATGTACTCGGCGAAGTACAGGCCCTTGATCTTGCGGTGGCCGTTGCGCCGGATGCCCGCGAGCACCTGGCCGTTCTGGTGGATCTCGGCGAACACCGCCGACGAGGTGTAGATCGTCGAGGGGTTCTTGGCCGCGGTCTGCGCCAGCGTCGGGCCGGTCATCTCAGCCTCGGTCAGGTTGTACGCCTCGTCATAGATGACCCGGTCGACCTTGTCGAGGCCCTTGCCAGTGTCGCCCGAGCGCGTGCAGAAGATCAGCTCATTGCCCGACGTCGTCGACACGATGCTCTGACCCTGCGACAGCGTCGGCGGCCGGGCCAGCATCCGCTTGAGGTCCGGCACCGCCTTGACCATCTCTGAGAACCGCAGCGCGAGCTTGCGTGCCGTTTTCCACTGCTGGGTCGAGAACACGATGTTCTCGCCGCGGACGAACAGCCCGTACAGGCAGAGCAGCAGCAAGATCTCGCTCTTGCCGTTCTGGCGCGGACAGATGATGCACGCGTCGGGGTGGGTCCACATCCCATCCTCGTCGGTGCGCAGCAGCGCGAGGAGGTTGTCGACCTGCCAGGGCATCGGTGGCGTACCGATCCGGCTGGCCAGCGTCAGCGCGTTGCGGCCGAGCCGATCGTCGCCGTCGAACACCGACAGGTGCTCAGGCTCGCGGCGACCCTCGAGCTGCGGCCAGTCCTCACTCGAGGCCAGCGAGGACGCCATCGCCATTCGGGCCCGCCGGTGTCGCAGCGCGCTGGGCGGTGATCGTCGCGAGGAGCTTGCGCAACTGCTCGGCAGTCGCGCGGCGCTGACGCAGCACGTCTGTCACGACCACCTCCACTGTCTTGGCGCCCATCTTGACCTCGGTCCACGTCGCCCGGTCGTTGGACATCAGCGACGACAGGTGCTCGTACTGGTCCGCGGTATCGCCGGCCAGCTCGATGAGGAACGTCAGCGTGTACTGGTCATCGGGGCGGGCAAGCTCGGCGATGAGTCTCTGCCCCGCCGTCTGGCGCTTCGTCATGGGCGGAAAGCGCTGGTCAGAGCGGCGTATGTAGCGCGAAATACGTTGTGGGGCAGGCGGTTTCGGTGCTTGCTAGCTAACCGCCGCCCGTTTTTTTCACTGTCCGTAAAAAAAAAAGCTTGAT